ACGGCATTACAACTGAAAGTGCTCCCCAACCAGTGTTGTCGTGACCGTGACTAATTTTACGCTTTGTCATCTCTGAAGTAATGAAGTGATGAGCAAGGATAATGTCATCAGTCAAAGGCTCTGGGTGTTTAGCGTGTAAGTCATTGTGCAACTTTTGTAAGTTATCAGACTTTTTAATTGCGTCAGGTACATTGGCATACAACGCACGAATATGACGAACGGCATCTGCCATTGACGAATGACAAGTAGTTACTTCACCTGTCTCTGGCTTAATTACGGCATAACCGTCACACCCTTGAGCGTTTGTGCTTATCTCATACGGCATACGGTCTCCTATCTAATCTCTTATTATGACTTACGCAGCAGCAATACGGGCTGACGGCTTGCCAGGTAGTAGTTCAATGCTACAACGACAATGTGGGTGTAACGCTGGAGAACCAAAATCAAAATCAGAATCCCAAGCAACAGTCTGACGGTGCTTAGGCGCACAAACACTACAAGTGCGTTCATCTAATGCTGTTATCCAAATACGCTTTGAGTCAGGCGGCATTAAACCCTGTGAGTCAACTTCAAACCAAGATAAGACTCTGCCTTGATTAGCAGCAGTAACCATCTCTGTACGTGCAATACGTAAACCTCTGTAACGAATCATACGGTCATACAAAGGCTTGGCTCTTTCTCTGACTTCTTGCGTTGCTTCATTAAAAGAAGCACCTTCGTCCATTAACTGTTCTAACGTCTCACCATAAAAACGGTCTAAAGATTTAGCCTGTCTCTGGTCTAAACCAACTACAGCCTCAATACGTGTAGCCATCTGTTCCATATCTAACTTAGAGCGAAGACCATCAGCAATTATTCGAGCAACAGCCTGACGTGATTCTTCTGTGATTCCACGGATTGACGCTCCTGCTCTTGATTGCGCCCAAGCAATTGCACGTGGGTCAGTTAAATCAAATGTCATATCCACTTTAAGTCTGGACGGTAAACGAGCAAGACTTTGATTTGCAGAAGTTACAACCTGCGAAGTAGTTACATCTACAAAAGGCTGTAAGTCTTGTGCAAAGTTACCCCACGGAACTAATGAAGCAGCAGACAAAGGATTACCTGCGGCAACCTGTTCCATAATTAAACGGAAGGTATCTCTGTTGATTGTTGAACCACGTACATTCTCAAAAGCATCTAGGTATGTTTGTAGAACACGTCGTTCATTAGCAGTAGGTGTTGCTCTGGGAACTAACGGATTATTTGGCTCACGTCTATTTTTTAATACAAACGGCATTACTCAGTTGCCTCTGCTATTGGTAAACCAGCAAGCCCACGAAGATAGTTTTCAGTCTCCTCGTTAGGAGTGATAGCACCAGCAGCAGTCAACTTAGATACGAAGTCAGCAATCTCAGTAAGGTCAACGTGCGAGACTTCACTGTACTTCAACTCTGGAGTTGTACCGAGAGCCATACCGTTTAACTTGAGCAATCTTGGAATAGCGTGCTGGTTAATTGTTTCAGCAATAGATTTACATATTGCATCTACAGCCATTGTCCATAGGTCAATCTTTGATGAACCTAAAGCAAATGAGCCAACTCGTTCGTGACCTAGAAGAATGAAGTCAGACAACACTGACATAGCAATACGCTGGTCATAACGAGAAATAATCTTGTCTGTGTCAAACTGACGTGAGCCACCAGTTGATAACAAAGTCATATCAAATAGTTTGTGACCCTGCTCGTCATACATCTGAGGGAATACAATTCCTTCTTGCTCATTACGCTTTACATTCTGAACAATTGCGGTGATTGCAGCAAGTACAGCCTGTTGGTCTGGAGTTGCATTACTCGACAAATACTCTGGTGGTACATAAGCCATTGGCAAACCTGCAAGGTCACGCTCTACACCAATTGCTTCTATTTCTTCAATACGACGCTTGAAGTACCACGGACGGTATGCAGTACGAAGTAACGACTTACCTTCTGGATTGTTTCTGGTAGTGCTTGTGCGGAAAAGCAAAGACTTGTCAATTGGTATTCGGTTGATACCAGCACCGTATGGGTCAACTTGTTCAAAACCTTGAATACCACCGTCTGCATCAAACAACCAGTTGTTATGAGTTTCTTGAGCACGAATCGCCCACTTACGCCAACCAATTTTATTATCTGTGTAGTTTGATTTACGTGATGGGTCATCAGAGTCACCACCGCGAATCTTGTAAACAATCTCTAAGTATGAGTATCCATATACAAGCATTGAAAGAATCTCTGAAACGGTGCTATCCCAAGAGTCGGACATATCGTACAAAGCACTCTCAATGAACTCAGCATTTAGTCTGTCCTCGTCACTGTCACTGGCTGGTTGTACGTGCCAGTTAAGACGCAAGATAATTTTCTCAATAGCATAAAGGATTGAACCTACAACTGGGTCATTCTCGGACATTTCACGATAAACCTGTGCGCCACGACGACCACGGAGTGCGGTGAGGAACTCTTCAAATACAGTACCGCCACTTCGACGTAATCCTGTACTACCAATTTCAGTAAGGTCTAATTTGTCAGCCATACGTAATTATCCTTCGTCCATTGTTGCGCCAAACTTCATTATCTCTGCTACTAAATGTAATGCCTGTCCTTCATTAAATCCAGAGCCAAGCAACGCATTATACATCTCGTTCAGATGAGCAGCACTTTCCTCAAGAGCAGACAACGGCGAAGGTGCAAAGTCCTTCTCAAAATCTTCAGACATAGTCTCTCCTCTGGTACAACAGTGTATCTGCAACAACACTGGTATTAGGTTTAAGACAAAGCAACTTACTTACCTTTTTCAAAGGTTGATTTAGGGAATAACGAGGCTTCGTTGTACAAAGGCACTGCCTTAATCTTGTGCAGTCGTCTGTAACGTGTGCGGTCTTTCTCTGTTGAGCCACCCCAAATGCCTTGTACATCTACTTGAATTGCATAGGCGAGACATTCTTGAATCCACGGACAACTGCTACAAAGTTTCTTAGCAAGAGCACCAGATTGGTTAGCAGGTGACGGAAACCAAATAATGGGGTCTGTCTGAGCGCACGTCTGTGAACCATCAAACTCAGGATACAAAGGTTCTCTTAACGCCACGCTGTAAGGGTAAGGCTATCTTGACGGTAAAGCAACAATACAAAACTAAAGGGACAGATTTCTCTGCCCCCTTAGCGAACAGTTTTAACTATTCAACAGAAGTGATTGCAAAATGAATATCTCTGTTGCCACTATCGGTTGCCCGTTTGTCGTAAGACATTAGGAACTCAAATTGCTTTTCTGTCAGACCAAGCGTATTGCCTGACTTGGTAGTTTTAATGCTGGTAAACGCCACATCACCAAGCATATCTATACACGGAATGGGGAAGTGATTGGCAGCAACAAGAGACGTTGCTAGTGCATTGAACGGCAAACCTTCTATGGTCTGTCCTTCAGAGTTGACGTGATTGAGCAAACGGGCTTCTTCGTTGCCCCACATAATCAAGTCATACTTAACTAGGTATACAGGCTCTACGTAACCACCTACAATTCCTTGAAAAGTCTTAAGCCAGTTATTTGACGTAAACTCGCCAAACTCTTTTGTGCCTTTTGCGTGGAACGTAACGAACTTCTGTGGCTTCATAGCGCACCTGCTTCCGTCAAGAACTTGGGCATAATCTCTGCTTCGATAGCAAAGTCACCAGCACTTACACTTTTATTTAGTAAGTCAGCGCGTAACAAATCTAACGCTTTCTCTATTGCTTGCTCAGCGTCTTGTCCTTCAACACGGTAAGTAAGCGTGGCATTTACGGCGAATATGGACATTAGACACCTACGCTTTCTAGTGTTGGGAATTGGATTGCCAGAGCATTAGCAAAAGTGTTGCACCAGTTGGAATAGGCAACACTGCCAGTGTCGTCATAACCTTGAACACGCTGACGGACAATGGTGGTGACTTTACGTACAGCATCTTGTTCAGACTCAGCCTGAATAAAACCTGAACGTACGGTTACATCACTGTTCTGACTAGCCATCACTTCACGGTAAGTCAGTTTGTATTTGAAACAGTCTTCACGGTTTGCAAACTTTTTGATTGACACGTAGCCAACCAAATCATCTTCACCTTGTAGTTTTACTTTCATTGAGTCACCTCGTTGCTGGAGAATGTGAAACGGTTGTCGGCTGACCACCCGTGTTGTAGAAGTGTTACAGCAATTACATTTATCATTTCATCATCTATGTTTAAGCCAGACGGGTCTTTGATAAATAGTGTTGCTCGTGCATCATCTCTCACCATTTCTCTGAGTTTGTCAGATAACAATGAAAATGATTCTAAGGCGTCAGCAGAATCAAACACCTTAGTCTGGTCTGTATTTTGTGCAGTCATCTCGGTATTGCTCCTCTCTATGAGTGACATTGGTTCATTCTTCCATAACTGGGGTTAGGTGTAAAGCCAACAGGTCTGAGGTGTGTCTCAAGAGGCGTTAAGCCCTAGACAGGCGTTTATCAGCCCTGAGCGTACGGGCTATGTAAAGGTATTACCCAAGCCCCAAAAGGGGCTGTATCAGTCTCCTGTGGCTTCAAACTGCGTTTCTAGGATTCTGACTAGAAAGGGAAATCCTGAGCAGGTTCAGCGAAGGGTTTTGACCACGGGTCTTCAGTGGCTTCAACAACAGTCGGCTTACGAGTCCCTTGACTGTACTTGTCTATCTTCACGGGCGCTCGCCCTAAATCAACAGCAAACTTCTGGGCTGTGACTTCTACAGTCGTACGCTTCTGACCGTCACGTCCTTCCCAAGAACGCTCTGCGGCAGTACCAACAACAATTACAGAAGTTCCTTTTTCAACAGAGTCGGCAACATTCTCGGCAGCCTTATCCCAAACGGTGACTTTCCAAAACGTGGTGTCAGATTCTTCCCAAACACCATTGACGTTCTTCTTCTTGCTTGTTACAACATTGACGGTACAGAGTGCTTTACCAGACGGCAGAAACTTTAGTTCTGGGTCTGCCGTGACATTACCAATTAACGTGATTTGCGCTGACATTTTTTCTCCTATGGGTGTGTGTGGTTTTTTCTTACAGTATCAGTGGCGACTGACAATAACTTACAAACGCTACAAGGCTGTTCTCCTAAGAGCCAACTACCACAGCCAGAACAGCGGTGTGGTTCTTTTACAGCGTAGTTATCCATTGTCACTTCTTCCTTTTAGTAACGATTCTTGATAAGACGCTCATACGTTGTAACGAACGTGCTCCAC